ACCTGAGCAAAGCTGTTGGTACCTGCGTTTGTGAATCTCAACTGGATGAATTCAGCAACGTAAGTTGGCTTGATGTAAATATCTACAACAAGTTGGTTACGAGAGATAACATCAGCAGTGTTATTTGACTCATCACAGATTACCAAGAAGTCCTGGATACCACGACCAGCTTGAACTGTTGATAGGTAAGGCTTGATCATAGAGATGATACGATTACGTGTGAAGTTATCGTTGAACTCCATAATTTGATACTTAGCCATCTTAGATAGAGCACGTTCCATTGTGTTAAACAAGCCACGAACGTTTACACGATCGAATGAACTTGGTTTATCTAACAATGTTTTCTGACCCCACATTACGGTACCTTGGCCTGGGAATGCAACAATAGGGTTGATACCATTCTTGTAAAGCATATCGCGCTGACCTTGTGTTGGGTTGAAAGCCAACTTAGTAACGTTCTTGATCTGACCGCGTTCTAAACCAGCACTTGCCCACCATGAAGCACGGTTCATAGATGTTTGAGCACGTAGACCAGCGATGTCACCAGCGATGTTAATCCAACGATACTTGTCGTTATAGCGATCGTATTGGTACTTGTAGTTACCGTTAGCAACGCAGAACATGTTGTTGTAATTAATAGCGCCTGACTTTCTCCATGTAACTAGTAATGAAACAGCATCAGCAGCTTTCTTACCAACTGTATCACCGTAGTTTGCACCGATGAATGCAATACAATCTTGACGAGTATCAGCTAGATTCTTAGCACTTACGCCTGCATCCAATTCGTTAGCGATAACGATATCGATGTCAAGTTCTTCTTTATTAGAGAATAACTCGTATGCATTTAGTAAGTCATCAGCTTGGATATCAGAATCTAATGCGTACACGAAAGTAGCAGGTGAGCCTAGATATAGGTCTGTGTCATAGTTATAAACTAAGGTAGTGTCAGCAGGTGTGTTGCCGTTATCTTTAACGAATACATAGAATGACTGTGTATTGATAACTGTCTCAACATACATTGACTTGTTATTGTGGTCTTTTGCGTCTGGGTTAGCAGAAACTAAAAATACTTCTTTGATCTCTGAACCGACTTTGATCACAATGCCGAACTCAGAACCAGTTGGTGCATATTCAAATAGATCGTCAAGAACGATGCCTTCAAATGCATAACGTGGAGTGTGCAATGCTGGGTTAGTTGCATTTGCTTCGAATGAGCTTGGTAAAGCTACGCAAATTTCAACTTCTGATGCCCAAGCACCTGGGTTACGAGCAATAAATTTCAATGCATTATCAGGATTGCTAAATGCAATGCTTTGTTCTTTTGATTCAAAATCAGAAGCGTTTTGGATAACGATTAATTCGTTTAAGTACTTAGTGTAAGTAGTAACAGCAGCATTAGGAATTGCGATTGAATCAGTTGCACCTGCTGCATTCTTTTGGAATGTTGCAGACGTTGTGTTTGAACTACGTGGGATTTCCACTACACCGTTCATTGATTGAATCCATACGTTCACTGATTCGCCGGCAGTAACAGCCACATCAAGTGGACGATCTAAAGTGATGTCGTTACCAACGCTGTCAACAGTTACAATTTCATAAACTTCTTCTGAACCGGTTGCATCATCACCGAAAGTGATTAACATGCCAGCAGAAAGATTTGCAGCTGTAGATACACCAACGACTGAACCACCGGCAGCTAGTGTTGCATCAACTGTGCAACCGCTGATAGGTGTCTCTGTACCGCCGACGTTAGCAGCACGAGCTACTAAAAGCTTGTTACCGTATTGTAGGAAGTTGTATGCTTGATACCAATCGTTGTAGTTATCATTTGTTGGATAACCATAGAATGCGATCAAATCAGAAACTGAAGTGATCAATGTGTAAGTGTCAACTGGACCCTTTACGAAGTCACCAGCAAAAACACCAACACTGTTTGAGACTGTAGGAACAATGGTACTCGCATCAATCTCGGTAACGAATACGCCTGGGCTTAACATTTCAGCCATAATTTTTCTCCTATGAATTGTTAATTTTACTTTCTGTGTGTCATAGAACCGAAGCAATATGATTCAGAAAAACCTTTGTAATTTATTGAGCATTCATAAACTCAAAATCTAAATGGACGAACCTATTTAGCAATACGTGGGAATAGTTTATTGAGATTTCGCTCTTATTATATTTATTCTTCTGATACTTTTTCTAAGATTTTAACAATCTTTTTCAAATCAGCAATTTCGGCACCACCCATAAGAGAGTTGATACGATTTACTAATTCTAATTTTAAAGCAGCTGATTCAACTAATGAGCGTTCTTCATTAGATAGGTAATCTTTAAATT